CGGCGATTTCACTCACCACTTCACCTGCAACTTCGGGGGTTATCTCAGCAGCAACGGCGACTTCCTCGGCGGGTTCTGGGGCTTCGGCTACAACGACTTCGGTGATTTTGCCACCTTCGGTCTTGATGACACCAACGCCCTCAACTTGATGCTCACCATCAGGAGCGGGCAGGGTTTCGTCTTCGGTGATGACATACACGGCCGTACCTGCAACGAGGTCGCCGTCCACACGGACAACAGTACCATCCACCAACTTGTAGTCGGCAAAGGCTTGCTTTTGGGTTGTGAACTTGCGGAGTTCAGTCCGCAAAGTGTCAATGGCTGATTTTAGGTTCATAGATTAAAGGGATTTGTAGTTGGGTTGTAATTGTTGCAAAAAGTTGGTCAAATCGTCTGCGAGGCCCGCAAGTGCGACCTCTAATTCCGTGCCTGTGTTTTTCATCCCGAACAAGCCCTCCACGGAGAAACCCTTGAAGGCGTGGCGATTCTCCCACACTTCGTCGTTCTCGACCTTGAAGGACCCGAACCAAGAGCCGTCGGGGGTGTCTTCGTAGCCTTTGGGGGCCATCACGCCCCGCTCGGTGTCGGTGATGTAGGATTCAAACATGAACACGCCATCCAGTTCGGCGTTGTGGTAAGCGTTGACATTGTGCTGGTTTCCCTGCTTGAAGTACTTCTGCACGATTTTGCGGATGGTCGCTTTGTCAAACACCACATAGTACTCCCCGTAGGTGTCGTCCTTGCGGTAGATGGGCGTATCGGCCAGCATGAGCGGTCCCGTCAGCACCCTGCGTTCTCCCGTTTCCGCAAATCTTTGCGGGGTCTTGGCGAAGGCTTGGAAGGGTTTTTCAATCGCAGGCATATCGACGAGGGCGACAAACTGCACACCTTCGTCCACTTCGTCCACGGTCATTCGGTACACGGGAAGTTCCATGGTGGGATATGTAGCGGTTAGCCTAATGTTGCAAATTCGGACAAGCGGCGCACCCTGCTGGTCGTCTGCTGAATGTCACGCTCCACGACATAGGCCCGCATGGGTTGGTTCTGCTGACCCTGCGTGGGAATTGATTCCCCTTGGTTTCCAAGCATCGTGGTTTGCGGGTTGGTGAATGTCGGGGGTGGGGCCATAGATGTACCGCCCGCAGATGGCGAAGGTGCAGAACTTCCACCACCACCGCCTTGGAATTGAGTGGCCGCAATCTTGCGGACCTGCGTCAAACCCGATGCGATGATTCCCGCAACCGCAAAGGCTTTGGCTACCGTTGGGAGGGTTTTGTCCCGCAATACTTGGGACGCACCGAGGTAGGTGTTGATGGTTGCGTCAGCGATGCCCGCCGCCTTGTTGAGGTTGAACGCCTTGCGAGCGTCAGCCTCGGACTGCCCTTTGGTTGCAGCGATGAATCCAAGAACACCCGTAAATGCTTCGCTTGCAAACTTGATGGTTGTATCTCGTTCCTTTTGCTTTAATTCAATGGTTTTTTGGGTAGATGCCTCCGATATGCCTTGAGCCTTGACACGATACTGCTCGTTTAAAAGGGCTTCGGCTTCTTTGAATTGAGCGGTATCACCAAACATTTCCTTGAGTTTGGCCAATCGGTCCTGCCGCTCTTGCTCAAGGATGGCAAGCCTCTCATCCCTCAAAAGCGTTTCCCTTTGCAGTTCGTTCCCAATGCCTTGGATTTTCTGCAATCGGAATTGGGTTTCAGCATCCAATGCCTCCTTGTTCAGGTTTTCTATTTCCTGTTTTAAACGCAACTGCTTTGCAAGGAGGTCGTTTTGTTTTTGTTGGTTTTCAAGTTGTTTGGTGGATAGGTCTATCTCGGTTTGCACCACATCAGCGGCTGCCTTTCCTTCCTTTTCCTTGATACCAAAAAAGTCCTTGACGGACTTGCTCAATTTATCCCAATTCTCAAGGAGCAACCCAAGGCCAGCGACTGCAATACCAACGCCCGATGCGACCAATGCGGTTCGGAACACACGCAAGGCTATTGTGCTTTGACCGAGCGTGAAAGCGTAGATTCGCTGCGCTGCCGCCTGTGCTTGGGTTATCAAGATTGAATCCTTATTCAGCAGGTTGGCCACCTGTTGCACCCCGTTGGCGAGGGCCATCGCCGCTTGGACCTTGACCAAGGACTTTTGCAATTCTTCTTCCTCCGCTCCGAATAGTGCCGCCGCTCCTTGGGCGATTTGGAATCCCGCAGTAATACCCTGAATAGCCCCGACGAAGGTGTCAATGGTGCGGGTGTCGGATGCGAGGTTCTTAATCCTTTGCTGGGTGTCCCCGATTTGGTCCTTGAGCCGTCCCGCTTCTTTCTCCATTTCACGGAATGCCTTCGTCCCATCTTGCCCAGCGAGGGCCATGTCCGCAAGGGTTTTCTGCAATTCCCGCAGACGGGTCTTTGCGCTGGTCGTGCCAGCGGCGGTGGAATCTTTAAGCCCTACTTCGAGGACTATTTCTTTGGTTACATCTGCCATGGTTATCCTTCAGAAGGGAGTTCGGGGTTTACAGGTGGTTCATATCCTGGGTCCACAGGGTCGGGGTCGATGGGGCCGTTAAACAAGGCCGACGGGTCGTTTGCAATCGGGGTGGTCGTGGTTGCCGCAAAGTCGGTGAGGTTGAGGATGCGTCGGAGCGTCACTCGGCACGGCTTCATCTGCCCGACCAAATAGTCCCGAATCTCCAGCAACCGCCATCGGATGCCGCCGTAATAGACGGGCTTGCGGAAGTCGAGTTGGTAGATGTCCACGGAGGATAGCAGCATCGTGAGTTCCAACTGCAAGGCTTCTTGACTGACCGTTTCGTTTATGTAGTTGAGCCAGTAGGTGTTGTAGAGGTTGTTGTTGGTGTAGGCGTATGGGTTGCCGCTGGCATTCACGGCGTTGTAATAGACCAACCTTGGTTGCCCGAAGGCGAGGTCCACATTCGGGGCGTAGGGGTTGTCAATGTGGGATATGAATGGCAAGGCGGTTATCGGGGTTGTTGCAGCAAACCCGTCCTCTTCAAGACCGAACCAATAGAGCCAAGGGGATTGACCTGTGATGCGGTTGTATTGGGCGATTCGGTAGCCTGTCTGCAACGGTTTGATGCTCCCGCTCAATCGAGTGCCTTCCAAATCCCAAGTACGGCCAAGAATCTTATCTGAGGCGAACGATGCAGGGATGAGTGTCCCGCATAGCGTTTCCACGACCTTATCGCCTTTGCCGTAAAAGTTGGAAGTGTTGAAGATTCGACCGCCATATCCTTCACGGGCCAAGGGGTAGGACTGCTTGTAGGTTTTGGACAGGTAGTCCCCCATATCCTTGTACTTGAACACGATATTGGTGTAGGCATTCGGGTCGCCATTGGTCAGCACTTGCTCTGCGTTCTCATCGGACTTTTGCGACCAATCCACCACCGACCCGCTGGAATAGAAGTCCTTCCACGGCTCGATGTAAATCAGCCTTGGGTCTTGGGGGTCGGGCATGAATTGCAGGTTGAACATCTTCTGCAAATCTTGCAGGAGGTCCGACTGCTTGACATCAGCGGGCAGGGCCGTCCGCATATCCAGCACGCCAATCCCGACGGGGTTTTCAAGGCAGGTCCATTGAACCGTTGCACCTGAAAGGACGCTAAAGTTTTGGGTTGCAACAACGGTATCAGCGGTAATGACAAACCCCACATTTGCGGTAATGTCTGCGGGGATGGTTATGTTTTCAAAGCGGACCGTGAACTGGTTTTGAGTTCTTGCGGTAATGTTGCTGATTACCGACACATCCGTTGAATTGGTGATGTTTCGGATTGACATATTGCAACGAATACTCCCGCTAAATGAAATTGAACCGCTGACATTCAAGGTCACATCCACATTCCAACGGGTCGGGAGTGCTGGAGCGACGAAGGTGCTGGATGATGCCACCCAATAGCCTGGATTGTCGTAGAACGGCGCAGGTGTGTCTTTCGGGAATGCGAGCGTTTGGTTTGCGCCCTTGATAAAATTCGCCGTGTTCCCCGTGGCTTGGGCAAAGATATTGGACCCCGATAGGTTGACAGGCATGGTCCCTGCCGCATAGGGGATGACCAGTTTATTGAATAGCGACGAGTTGAAGAAGTTGGACGAGTAACGAAATCCCGCTTGGGCGAAGATGAGGTCCACCATCTTTTTGACATAAAGGCTTGGCCCCAACTGCCACCACCCTGCGACCAGGTTCCCTTGGGTCAAGTCGCTAAATCCGACCGCATCCACAACTCCGTAAACATACCCGCTACTCAACGCACCCGATGCCGTCCAAGTTCCCGACACATGGCCGCTGGTAGGCGTGTGGTTCATGCCTGTAACGCCCGCCGTGTTCACCAGCATATTGCCCTCTATCGCTTTGAACAGGGACACATTATCGGTGAACAACCCCACCTCGTAGGTGACGGTCCCCTTGGTCTTGCTCATGCTAAGCAACTGCAGCACACCGCTGAACACCTGCACGCCGTCCTCCCACATGGCAGCACGGATGCGCTTGTTGGGTTGGAATCCACCCACGAAGGACTGGATGTTGTACGCATACGCAAAGCAGGCCCGATTCGTCGGGGTGTTGGGCAGGGTTATCGTCTTGCTGAACGACCCCCGTTGCTTTGTCACATCCTCAATGTCGCCAATGGAATAGGTGACCGCAATGTCCGTCCCGCCCATCGTGTCAAGGACATAAGCGAGTTCGGGCATTGCATTCAGCCCCGCAAAGCGCAGGTACAGGCAGTCAAAGCAAGCGTCTTCCTTAGCGGTTGCCCCGTCTGCATCGGCACGGGTGTTGAAGTTGTTCCATGCCGCCAAGTCGTCAATGAAGGTTGCCGTCGGGTAGGCTATGAGGGTTACGCTCATAGGATGTTATTATCGTAGGCCACGGCAATCTCGATTTGCAGTTGGGTCAAGCGGTCATTCCGTCTGGTTACAAATTGATACTGGTTGGCATTAACCACCGCTTCCACAAGGGTTCCCCCAAGTTCGAGCCATACATAGCCGCTCCTTACCATTTCAATCAGCCACTCGGATTCGGCATCGGTCAGCCAGTCGGAGTTGAGGGCGTACACGAAGTCAAAGGACCCCGCCCAAACCTTGTTATAGGTGGTCGTGGCGTACACATCGGAGTTATACCCGAAGACCTCCCGCTGGATGTTGGCCCGCTTGCGGTTCTTCATCGTGAAGGTGTAGGAATCAATCCCGCCGTACTTGTTGACGAAATGGACGGGGATGGAATCAAACCGCTGGCAGGGGCCGAAGGTAAAGGTGGTTGTATCCGACTGACCAGCCGCATTGGATATGAACCGCACCGTGTAGGAATCGCCCTCAACCGCTCCGCTCAATGCCGTGATGGTTCCCGACAAGTTTGCAGGACCACAGGCAAAACGCTGGATGTTGAAGTCCGTGGTTCCCGATAGGCTTGGGCTGACGGCGAAGTCATAGTTGACGGACTTGTAAGCAACCCGTGCCGATACGAGCCAATCAGCGGTAGGCACAACGGTTTCATATTTTGTCCCGTTGATGGCGAGGAAGTTGCTACCTCCTTGGTACACGGTGAAGGCTTGCGGGGTTGTCAGCGGACGGACATTGGTAAAACTGCTACCAATGCGGAAGTAACTGCTCAAACTCCACCCCGCCAACTCCAACTGCTCCAGGTTCCCCGCAAAGGCCATGACCCCGCTGACCGTTGTGGTCGCTCCTGTAACCACGGGCGTGTTCCCATACTCCTGCGTAAAGTCCAAGCGATAGCCTGAATAGAACCCCGAATGGTCAGCAAATCCCGTCTGCGTCAGCGATGGGGCGGTCGGGGCTACGAGGGTTTCCACGACCTTCTGCACATCAAAGAATCCGAAGTTGGTGGTCGGCAGTTTGTCGCACTTCAGCCGTGCAAGCGTCGTGCCTGCGGGGTTCTTGACATCGCAGACATAGCGGTAATTAGGCTGGGCAATCAGCGAGCCGCTGACTTTGTAGAGCATCTTGTTGTAAACGGGGGTCGCTACGAGGGGCGAACCCGAAAGGACGGATATGGACATGGGTTATCGGACGGTTGCGACGCTTATGGACTTGCCGAGGACTTCGGCGATGTTTTCGGTTAGCACATCCACCATTTCCTTGGTGGCTGCGTTGGACATGAAGTTGGTGGCCCGAAGACCTTCCCGCCTAATCTTGTTGGCGATGTTTATAGCGAAGGAACGGTTGGCGGCCTGCTTGTCACGGCCTTCCAGTTGGATGCTTTTAAACGCAATCCACTCTTGGATGGGACGGATAGGTGGCCGCTTGTCCCTGTACTGAAACGGGCTATTGGGGGCACGACTACTGCTGACCGCACCCTTGACACCGAGGTCCACATATTTCCAGTAATCGTTGGCGACAATAGCGACAACGAAGGAAGTGTCGGTGAGCGTGATGGGTTCAAAGTCAATGCTGGCAGATAAGGAATCGCTGGCAATAGCCCCTGAATTTGCGAGGTTCTGCTTGGCCAAAGTGATGACCCCTTCCAACCATTTCTTGACCACGGCGTAGGACTTGTTGTCAATGGCCCCCTCCGCAAGATTTACCCCGAAATCGGGCAAGGCTTGCTTTTGGATGTCGGTCAGTTTCTTGCCCGAACCACCTACGAATACATCAAACTCCATGCTGGTAAATGTCCAGCCTCGCAAATTGTGTCCTACCGCCTCCGCATCCGCTCCGCTTCCATCCGTTCGGCTTCCAAGATGTCGTGTATCAGCAGGGCATAGTTCAGGAACTCCACCGCTTTCATTGCGAAGATGGCATCAAATTTCAGCACATCCTTGTTCGCCATCCTCCACACGACCATCAGCCAACCGTAGCCAGCAAGCGGGTTGGTTATTGGCCCTGCATTCCCTTCGTCAGGTGCTTGGAATAGTCGCTCAAAACTTTCAAGTAGGATTCTGAACTTAGCAAAAAAAAACTGACCACCCCCCAAACATCGCCAATTTTGGCGTGGGACTTGAACAGTTCGGCCCGCTCTTGGTGGGATGCCCCGTCGTACTTCTTCGGGAAGTAGCCGAGGAACCCTCCCTCCCTGCAAAGGGTCGCCATGATGCGGTGCAGGTTTTGGACGAGTTTCTTTTCGTCAGTCGTGTCGGTGTCCATGAGGTCTATTAACTGCCCCGCCGTGAGTTCATCGGTGAACACCGTTGGAATCCACCACTTGCCGCCTGCTTTGAACCGCCTGCGATATGCCAAGGTCGGCAGTTCGTTCCACTCTGCGATGATGGTCTTGTAACGCTTTGTAAGCCCCTTGGCGGGCATTTCTCGGACGAGCGATACATCCACCCCCTCAACGATTGCTACGACCCCTGCACGCTTGTCGTAGTCCGTCAGGACAGGGCTGAACTCCAGCGCAGCGATGCGTTGGAATTGGTCGATGGTGAGGTCTTGGAGTTTCATTTTTGGAAGTACCATTGTTGCGTGCCTGGGACAACGCCGTGCCGTCCCCCGAAGAATTCGCCCACCGCCTTCACAACCCCTGGCCATCCCGCCGTGTAGTCGTCCCCGCAGATGAATCCTCCAGTCCTGACCTTCGGGAACCAAGCCTCCAGGTCTGCAAGCACGGGTTCGTATTCGTGGGCCGCATCGATGTAAACGATGTCAAATGCGCCCTGCTTGAATAGTTTGGAGGCAGCAATGGAATCGCAGTTGTGGTCCTTGATTTTGTCGCTTATCGGGGCGATGTTCTGCTTGAAAACCTCGTAGGATGGGACCGAGTTGCTGGCCTTGTGTTCGGGCGAACCCTCAAAGTGGTCCACCGCTATCAACTTGTAGTTCTGCCCCCTGCTGACGAACACCTCGTCAAAGATGGCCGTGCCTCGTCCGAGGTACACCCCGATTTCAGCCATCACGATGCGAGGCTTGGGAGGCAAGGTGTCAAGGATGAACTGAAGGAGTTGGCCTTGTTCCTGTGGGCTGGACCAGCCGAAGATGTGGTCGTGTTTCATCGCTTAAAGATTTCTTTGATGTTCCTACTGTTGTCCCGATAATTGTTGGATAGGTGATAGACCTTGCAATGGTCCGCAAGTTCGCCGTTCTCGTCCATCTCCAGCATCGGCTTTAGTTCCAAGGACCAAATCGGCAGGGAGGCAAGGGATTCACGATAGAGGCCGTTGTTTGGTATCGTCTGCAATGCTTGCGGGTTACGGCTCAACACCTCGGCAAGACGCTTGGTGCTAAACATCCAAAAAGCGTGATAGTTGATGTAAAACGGAAGGCTTGCGTAGGTCTTCCCGTTCCAATCCTTCCACATATTCGGTGTAGGATTGAATGCAATGTCGGGGCTAAATTCGCCTTCCACATTTGGGTAGGTTTCAATCCGAGTGAAGGACGGGTACAAGTTGTCCTCAAACATCGGGTCGAACTGCTTGGTGAAGTTGATGAATCCCTCCTTGGGAAGCATCATGTCGTCCTCGAAATACGCCACCCAGTCGAAGTGCCGATACACCTCTGCAATCCTGTTGCGGTGCTTGCTGGTCAGTTCCCAAGGGTGTCCCATCGCCGTGTGGGCGTGGAAGGTGACGGGAAGGTGAGCGAGTTCTTGGGCCGCTTGGGGGTCGTTGGTGTCCACGAAGATGTCCGACTGCACAGGGTAGGACTTGATAGCCTCAATGACCTTGGTCAAGTTCTCCACCCTGTTCGGATGGTGGTGGTAGGCGATGTTGGCGAGCAGTTTCATGGTTAGAATGTGATGACGAATTTACTTGGGTCGGGCCATCCTGGGTTTGGGTCGTACACGGTCATCCCTTCCCGCTTTCCAATCCAAGTTTCGGCTTGGTAGCGGTGTTCCCTTACGGGTTCGCCAAGTTCCCGCACATGGCTTGACTTGGCCCACCAAAAGTTCCCTGCAAAGTAGGGATAACCGTCGGGGTTGTTGTGGTCCCTGATTTCGGGGAATTGCTCGGTGCTTAGCCAATGCGTTCCCACGCAGTCCACTTTCTCCAGTTCTGCAAGGGAGCGTTCCCAAGCGACGATGTTAAAGAATATCATAGACCTGCACCACATCTGCTTGACCAGCGACGGGTCAGCGGACCCCTTCGTATGCCCGTAGAGGTAGGCCGCATCCTCGGTTTGGCTTGCCTTGTACATCTCGGTCAGCGTCGCTTGCTCCCAAGCGTTGGTTCGGGTGACCACGACCTTAATCTTTGCCGCCACGAGGGAGTTGTCCAGTATCTCCTTGACCACCTTCCGCTGGTCGGGAGGACCGACGATGCCGACCCGAATCTCGTCCAACTGTTCAATCAGTCCGTAATTGCAAAGGGCCATCATGTGCTGGTGCATGATGAGTTGCCATTGGCCGCCGCCTCCGCAGTAAATGTGGTAGTAGTGGATGAGTTTCATTGCATAAGGAGGGTTAGGATGCAGCCGATAAAGACCAAGGCCAGCACGACCCGACCAATGGCGAGGGCGAGGTCAAGGAGGGATTCGAGGTTCATGCAAGCGTGTAGTTATCCTCAAAGAACTCCTTTGCAACAAGCCATTGGTCTAAATGATTCTTTGAATTACGAGCAATCATGTCGCCATCTTTGGGACTGCCACTCTCTCTATCTTCTTTTGAAATTGACACGGAATCGCTCAAAACTTCACCCACGAGGTAAGGTCGCATTTCGGCAAGTTGTTTTTTTCGGTATAATCTAAAGTCGCTCATTTTGTAGGGGTTTAATTACACAAAGTTACACCACAAGATACTTACCCGAGTTGCTGACGGCCAATTTGTTGACGGCCACATAGCGGAGCGCATCGCAGGCGTGGTTGTAGGAATCTATCGGGACCCCCGTGTCCTTCCCGTCCTTGTCGGTCGCCCAAGTGTACGAGCGGAGTTCTTTAATCAGGTTGGTGGAATCTTTTGTAACATGGAGGTTGAACCGCTTCACGATGTCAATACCCTGCCTTACCGAATCGGGTCCCTTGGATGCGGGCTTGATGTTGAATCCGAGGCGGTAGATTTCCTCGATGCTCTTGGGTTCTGCAGAATCGGCCACGATTTCCCACGCCCTTGTGATGCCGAACTCCTTCAAGCGGACGGCGATATCCGAGTTGGTCAGCCCCCGATGGTAGAGCAACTCATGCACAAACAAGTCGTCCCCCCTGCGGTACACGGCGACCAAGGCCGTCGGGTCGTTGCTGAACCCCCAGTCAAGCCCGTAGGCGACGAACTTCATCGTGCTTGGGTCTATACCCTCAACCACCGTATAGTCCCCGTATATCGCCCCTTGGAGCGTCCCGACTTGACCGAGGCCGTACACCTTCCACCAGTTGGCCCAGTAGGCCGAATGCTCCGCTTTGGCTCGGTTTAGTTCTATATCGTTCCGAATCGTATCAGGAAGCGCTTCGTTGTCTTGGTAGGTGAGTATTAGAAACTCCGCATCCGCTTCGGGCAAGACCTCCGTGTGCGCCCAAAATTCGTGGGTGGGGTTGAAGTCGATGTAAATCTCCTGACTGGTACGAATCGCCAACTGGTAGTAGGAATCGAAGTCGATGTTGTTCGCCTCGTTGATGTAGAGGACCTGCCGCCTTGCCCCTCGGAGGCGGGCTTCCGAATCAGCGGAAAAGAACTCAATGGTGGACCCGTTGGCGAAGTTGTACTGCAGTAGGGTCTTGTTCCACCTATCGGGAACCCACCTGTGGGTCCATTGCATAATCTTGGCGAAATCCTTGATGGCTCCCCGTCGTAGGTGAGGGACGGATTCGCTGACCACGGATATCTCCGACTTAGGGTGTCGAGCGGCATGGTCAATCAGGACCGCAAGGATGCCGAAGGTTTTGCTCGCACTTGTCCCGCCTTGTATGACTTTCTTCCGAGCGGTCATCGCCCGAATCTTCTTGATGGCGGTGGTGTACTTAAAGTCCATCCCCGAAGAGGGGTTGCTCAATGGTTACGCTGGTCTCCTGCTTATCTACCAAGCCAAGAAGGCGGGATGCGATGTTGGCCGAGTAAACGCCCGAACTTGCACCCTCCAGCATATCCTTGTCGCAGGTGGCCCGTATGCGTGTAATGATTGGGGAAAACCCTTTGTGCATCTCCGATGTGCCCTTCCTATAGTCCGAAAGGTCAAAGCAGACCCCGTTCTCCGCAAGCCATCCCTCAAAGCCCCGAAAGGTGATAGGCCGCTCCTTGTCCCTGTAAACCATGACCCCATCCTTGCCGACATAGTCCTGCACTCGGTACGGGTTGGCCTTGTTCTCGGCCCTGTACTTTTCAAACGCCTCCCATAGTTCTTCGGGGGTATTCCATATTGGGGGACGGCCTGCCATCAGTATTCTATTTTATCAATCAGTTCGTCAATCTTGTCCACAATCTTCATCTTCACCGCAAAGGCGTTCGGCGAGTTGGAATCCTCCACCGCCCCGATGCAGTCGCAGAGGGTCGTGATGACCATCATCAGCGAATCCATGCGGGCTTGGACTTGGGCCTCATCGTTGGGGGCTTTGGTTGAGGGCATGGGTAACGGTGTGGTGGTTGGCTTCGGCGAACTGGTCCGCCTCTTGGTAAATGTATTGGAGGGCCGATTTTACGCAGTCAGCGCACCACCAATTCGTGTTCGGTCGTCCGTGGGCCACGAGGATGGTCTGCAAGTCGTGGACCGCTTCGGGGGACAACCGCATGAACAGGGCGGCCTGATATTGGTCCCAATAGTGGCGGTGCTTGGTTGCCAGCAGGTACTCGTCTTGGGTCATCGGTTCGTCAGTTGCAGAATGACAACGGTCAACCCCGCAGAGGCGAGGCCGTAAACGGGGGCGAGAACCCAACCGCAGGTGGGCAGGGTCAGGGCCACCGCCACCCAAAAGGTCAGGCAGGTCACGCAGGAGAACGGCTTGTGCCTTCCGAAATAGGTGTGGTAGAACCAACGGGGAAGGACACGGTACTCGGCGATTGCGAGGGCGGTCAGCGAACTAATCAGCAGGGGAAATATCAGCGTGTCCATGGGATTGAATGGCGGCCTTTATTTTGGCCTTGGCTTGGTCAATGGAATAAATGATGGAACGATACGGTATGCCCGTGTCCCTTGAAAGTTTCTTCATGTTCCCCGTCCGCAGGTGCAATTTCAGCAGTTCCTTGTCATACGGGAACGCCCCGTCCTTGGCCCATGTGTCCATTTCCGCTTCGGCAATGGCCCAAAGGTCGTCCATCAGCGAATCGTACTCGGCCTGCGATATGGGGGCATCGGGGTTCAGTTCTTCCAGCAAATCATGGTGCCGATACTTCTGCGCAAACTGGTTGTTCTTACCCCTGTAAAGGTTCAGCAGCAACCGAACCACATAGAACTTGAAGTAGCCCTGCGCCTGTATTTGCAGGATTTTTGCGGGGTCCTTTTCAAGCAGGATGAGGACGCACTCCTGTTCCAAATCACGCCAAAGCGGGTCGCCGCCTGTTATTGTAAGGCAGGCTTTTCGGATTTCGCCCGTGCGGTAGAGTTCCAGTATCGTTTGTTCTGCTGACTGCATGCACAAAGATTGCAAAAAAAAGAGGGATGCAGTTAAGCACCCCCCCAAGGTAGGCAGGCGGTTTGGCCCTATTCTCCGCTCGGAAGTTGCAGGGTATCAGTAATATAAGCCCCTTCAGCGGTCTGCAAATACTCTTGGGCATTGTTGAAAACTTGCCTCCGTAGGTACCGCAGTTGCGGCTTGGCCTTGCAGTCGTTGTGAAAGGATTCAAGGTTTATGATTATCGTACTATAGTGGCGGTTCAGTTCCTTGCCGATGGCCATGAAGGTGAACAGGTATTCGTTGTAGGCGATGTCGGCCACGATGTTGCGAGCGATAACGCAGGGCCGTTCCCGTGACGGGGACCGCACTTGGTCGGGGGTGATGCCGAAGATGGCGGCGGTCGTGTCAACGAGGTGGTGGATGAGTGCTGGGGTCATATGGCTGCTATTGATGGGCAAAAAGTGCATTTAAGAACTCGGTGTCCTTGAAAGGATGTGAGGATATAGTCGCAAGTATGGCTTTTATGCGCATCGACTACTTGGCCATGTTCGTACTCGGTAATGATGTAAGCCCCTTCGGGTAACTCTTTCAAATCAACGCCTTCCAACTCATGCTCTTTAAACGCATACATTCGCCGAATGCCGTGATTCATTAAGTAAGGGTACAACGAAAAGGATAGTTCGTCCGCATTTTCTGCCATTAAAAATAAGTCGGATTTTGGATTGACCGACCTTAAACGGTACATCTTCATGGCTTAAACAATTTCGGGGATGGGCATCCAGTAGTTGACTTCACGGGTGAACCAGGAGTGGTTCTCGGAGTGCCACATACTCCCATCATACCAAGCGACGATTTGCAGTCCTTCCACATCGGTAATTAGCACAGGAGTGCCTTCTTCGGGCATTTGGTCTTGGGGGCGTATCCAGGGCATGGCTTAGGCGTTTTTGGCTTGAAGGATGCGACCGAGCAGGGTCCAGTTCACGGACCAAGGCTTGATAGTTTCGGAGCGGTCGGGCTTGCTGCAAGACACGCACTCCTTGCGGATGTGGATTTGCCAGCGGCGAAAATCGGTGGGGGTTGGTTTCATGGGTTAGGGGGTTGGGGAAGGAAAACTGGACAAATAAACGAGTTATCCTCATGCTAAAATAACTCCGTGCATAATGACAAAGTATAGTTTATTCGGTTCAGCCCCCCATTCAGGATTGCCAGTTCTTATTTCGATTCCTTTGTGTTCAAGTTTTAAAATACGCTCTGTATCAGTTGATTTTGGGTAGCCTAAAGTCATTAAGTTTACTTTGTAATTTGTTTGATTTAAGGTATATCCAACTCCATCAGTATCGCAAAAATCAGGTTGAATATAAGCCTCCATTGCCCAAGTAATAGGTGTTCCAAATCGTTTTGACCAGTATGGGCTTAACTCTCTGTAATCTTCTGTTTTTGTCCCTGCTTTAGTCATTTCAAACCATTTAGTTTTTAGCGAAAGTCGTAAGCACGAAGGCATAACAGCACCTACCAAAAAGGTCGGGGTTGGTTTCATGGGTTAGGGGTTTATGGTTTGGAATAATTGATATTTCCCGCA